ACAATGCGACCAGCCCTACTGGAGATGTACTACTTTCAACCAAAAACTTTGCAAATGGCGATAACTATACGATTATTATAGAGTTTAGGTAAAAAGTTGTATAAATATTAGGTACAAAAGTAAAGAGAGAGAAACATGAAGTTAATTTCGGAAGAAGTATTAGACGCACAATACATTGTCGAAGAGAACAATGGTAAAAAAGAATATAAGATTAGAGGTATCTTTTTACAGTCTGATATTAAAAACAGAAATGGCCGTATCTACGAAAACGCTGTTCTATCCAAAGAAGTGAACAGATACGATAAAGAATTTATCCAAAAAGGCAGAGCATTCGGTGAGTTAGGACATCCTGACGGACCAACTGTTAACTTGGAAAGAGTTTCGCACATGATTAAGTCACTTACTCCAGAAGGTAAGAACTTTATCGGTGAAGCGAAAATCATGGACACTCCATATGGTAAGATTGTAAAAAATCTTATTGACGAGGGGGCAACACTTGGTGTTTCTTCTCGTGGTATGGGTTCCTTGGTGCAAAAAGGTGGTGCTAACTATGTAGGGAAAGATTTTTACTTAGCTACTGCTGCCGACATTGTTGCAGACCCTAGCGCTCCAGATGCTTTCGTTGAAGGTATTATGGAAAGCAAAGAATGGGTATGGGATAATGGTATATTAGTTGAAAAGGATATTGAAGCTTGGAAGAGAGAAATCCAGTCTGCTAAATCCAGAGCCTTAGATGAGGCAAAGGTAAAAGTGTTCTCGGATTTTCTTAGAAAACTTTAAAGTTATAAATATCAATAAGAAAGAAAAATTAATTAATTTTTTTAAAATATAAAAAGGGAGATTTCTCAATGGCCGATACAGAAGCTAAAAATTTAGAGGCGTTAGAGGCAGAAGCGGTGGCGGAAGCAGCTGCAGATGCTCCTAAAAAGAATGCTGTAGCGGCTGAGCCAACTCACCTGTCAAATGAGGCAGAAGATTTAGGTCCAGCTGTGGTAAAACCAACAGACAGCAATCCTGACGCAACTAAAAAAACTAGTAAAGTTTCTGATAAAATTAGCGCTACTGCTGACAAGGGTGGAACTCCAGATACAGCTGGTAAACCAGATACGGATGCCGGTGTAACTAAGATTTCACATCCAGGTCAAAGTGCTAAAGTTGAAGAAACTGATAAGTCAGATGAAGAAGTTGTTAACGAAGGCGAAATGCCAGACGGTCTAAAAAAATATTTAGACAAAAAGGCAGACAAGAAAGACGACAAAGAGGAAGGTTACGGAATGAAAACCGCTTCAAAACATATGAAGAAGGAAGACATTGATGTAACTGAACATGTTGACGCTCTTGTTGCTGGAGAAGCAGATTTATCTGAAGAGTTTAAACAAAAGGCTGCGACAGTATTCGAAGCTGCTATTAAATCAAAAGTAGCAGAAATCAACGAATATTTAGAAGCTGATTACAATAAGAAATTCGAAGAAGAAACTTCTAAGAATAAAGCTGAGTTAGTTGAAAAAGTGGATTCATACTTGAACTATGTAGTTGAAGAATGGATGAAAGAAAACGAACTTGCTTTAGAAAGAGGTATCAAAGGCGAAATCGCTGAGGACTTTATCTCAGGTCTGAAAAAGTTGTTTGAAGACCACTACATTGATGTTCCAGATGAGAAGTACAATGTATTGGAAGACCAAGCATCTAAAATTGAAGACTTAGAGAAAAAACTCAACGAAACAATCGAAAAGAATGTTGGCCTTAAAAAACAAAATTCTGTTTTCGAAGCAAAGCAAATCATTGCTGAACAAGCATACGATTTAGCAGACACTTCAAAAGAGAAGTTTTTTAAGTTAACTGAAGAGATTGAATACTCAGACGCTGAAGATTTCAAAAACAAAGTAGCGACTATCAAGGAAAGTTATTTTGGTAAGAAATCAGAAACATCTGAGCAGCTAGATGATGTGGCGGCAGGTTCGTCAACAGATAATGTTGACTTATCAAATGCAATGGCTGCTTATACTGCTGCTATTAGTAAAACTAAAGACATGAAATTGTCTATTAAGTAATAATATAGGGAGAAAAATACATTTATCTTTCAGAAACACATGAAAAGAAATGGCAGCCTGTCTTAGAACATCCTGATTTACCAGAAATCAAGGATTCTTACAGACGAGCCGTTACATCTGTTATCTTGGAAAACCAAGAGCAAGCTCTAGCTGAAGACAGAGCTTATATGACAGAAGCTGCTCCTACAAATGCGACAGGTTCATCTGTAGCGAATTGGGATCCAATCCTAATTTCGTTAGTAAGAAGAGCTATGCCGAATTTGATTGCGTATGATATCGCTGGCGTTCAGCCAATGACTGGACCAACTGGCCTTATCTTTGCAATGAGAAGCAGATATACTAACCAAACAGGCGCTGAAGCAATGTTTGATGAAGCAGACACAGATTTCTCAGGTAGAAATGCTGCTGGTTCAGCTGTAGATGGTTATTCATCAACAGCACATTCAGCTTCGCCTAACAACAATCCAGGTGCTCTAAACGACAGTCCAGCTGCTGGTACTTTCACAAAAGGTACTGCAATGACAACTGCCGCTGCTGAAGCATTAGGTGATGACGCTGGTAACGCTTTCGCTGAAATGGCATTCTCAATTGAGAAATCAACTGTGACTGCTAAGTCGAGAGCTCTTAAAGCAGAATACACTATGGAACTTGCACAAGACTTAAAAGCAATCCATGGTTTAGATGCTGAAACAGAACTTGCGAACATCCTATCTGCTGAAATCCTTGCGGAAATCAATAGAGAAGTTGTTAGAACAATCTACATTAATGCAGAAAAAGGTGCTCAAACAGGCAATGTAACAACTGCCGGTATCTTTGACTTAGACACAGATTCCAACGGAAGATGGTCAGTTGAAAGATTTAAAGGTTTGATGTTCCAGTTAGAAAGAGATGCTAACAGAATTGCACAAAGAACACGAAGAGGAAAAGGTAACATGATTATCTGTTCAGCTGATGTGGCTAGTGCGCTTCAAATGGCTGGTGTCTTAGACTACACTCCTGCATTAAACAACAATCTTAATGTTGACGACACTGGTAATACTTTTGCTGGTGTATTAAACGGCAGATTTAAAGTGTACATTGACCCATACTCAGCAAACAGCTCAGCAACACAATACTATGTTGTTGGTTACAAAGGTACTTCACCTTATGATGCTGGTATGTTCTACTGTCCATATGTTCCACTACAAATGGTGAGAGCAGTTGGTCAGGACACTTTCCAACCGAAAATTGGCTTTAAGACTAGATATGGTCTTGTTGCTAACCCATTTGCTGAAACTGGTGCCGCTTCAGGTGCTGTTACTCCAGTAAATGACGCTGGTTCTGCTAACTCAAACAGATACTACCAAAGAGTTAAAGTTACTAACTTAATGTAATATCAGTAAGAGTTGTTTAATCAACTTATAAAAGGGCGGCTCTAAACAAGTCGCCCTTTTTTTATGCCTGAAATATGGATAAATATCCGTATGAAACATATTTTTCTAATCACACTATTGTTTACTTTACTTACAGGTTGTTCAACTTGGGAAGATAAATGGTTTCAAAAAGAGTGGGATAAAATAGACAAACTAATGGACAAAGAGAAAAAAGATGACAACAACTAACTCATATAACAGACAACCAACAGCGTTTGACTATGCTTCTCCTACACAGTTTAAGTTTGGTATTATCAAATTACCTAAAGTAGAATACTTTTGTACGGCCGTTAATATACCTGCTGTAGGTGTATCACAAAAGATACAACAAACACCTCTAAATGATATACCATTGCCTGGTGAAAAAGTTGATTTTAGTCCTTTAGAGATGACATTCTTAGTAGATGAAAACTTAGAGAACTACAAAGAGATACACGGTTGGTTAATGGGTATCGGTTTTCCTAAAGACTATGCACAAGCAAGAGAAGCTTTGGCCGCTGGTGCAGATAGATTTCCTACATCAACTGGTGCAAATTTAACTACAGACCCCGGCAAAGTTAAATATGGTGCAACTAATATTGGTGCATTGTATTCAGATGCAACACTGGTTGTATTATCAAGTAAAAATAGACCTGTACAAGAAGTAAGATTTATCAATATGTTTCCTACATCATTATCTGGACTACAATATAGTCAAACAGCAACAGATGTAGATTACTTAACGGCTACTGTATCTTTTAATTATAATAGATACGAATTTGCAGATGTAGGCGCAAGTACAACAAGTATAGTATCCTCTTAAAAGCTTTACATTTTAAAGATTTTGTGATATTATTATGGTATTAATATGGAGTAATTATGACTTTGGAAGAACTACAAGACTTGGCGGAAAGAGACCTTAAAATTAATGATACTGAACTAGATTTGGAATCATTAAAAACTCCCCAATTACACAACAAATATATGAAACATCTAACTAAGTTTAAGTTAATGTTATCAAAAGCAGAAGCTGAATTTGCACAAACTAAAAGAACTTTGTGGGAATATTATACAGGCAAAGCAGATGCCTCAGTGTATGCACAGAAACCATTTGACTTAAAAATCTTAAAACAAGATGTTGACCAATATATTCAATCAGATGATGAGTATATTAAAGCAAAACAAAAAGTTGACTATCTGTCAACAACTACAGACTTTTTAGATAGAACAATTAGACAAATACAAAGTAGAGATTGGAACATACGAAACGCAATTGAGTGGCGTAAGTTTACTAGTGGTGCAATCTAATGAAATTTTTAAAAGAACAATTATTTCCTACAGAAGCTTATATTGTTGATGATGTTTTAGAAGAAGAATATATTGATAGTATGAAAAAAGATATTATTAATAATTCTATTCAAAAACAAAGAGGCAATTGGCAATCAGACCCTAAGTTACATTTAAATAAAAAATATAAAGCTCTTGCTGATAAAGTAATTGAAGTAAGTAAACTTATATTTAAAGATAAAAGTTACAAGTATGAAAAATATGAAATCACTGATATGTGGTCAAACATATTAAAACAAAATGAATTTCATAGACCTCATACACATTCAAATAATATACTAAGTGGTGTTTACTATGTACAATCAGATAATGTAGCAACACTACAATTTTATGACCCTAGGCCACAGGCTGGTGTTTTAAATCCAGATGTAGAGAAATGGCATAAAGGTAATGCAACTGTATGGCAACTAGGTTCTATTACAAATAGAATGATTTTATTTCCCTCATGGTTACAACACTTTGTACCTATTAATACATCACAACAAGATAGAATAAGTATTGCTTTTAATGTGATGTTAAAAGGAACAGTGGGTTCCTCTCCAGATTATCAATCAGCTGAGTTTTAAATGAGATACATAACAATCGAAAAGAAAAATGATGTACACTTGCATATTGATGCAGATGAGGATATTCGTAGAGAACTAGGCCAATTCTTTACATTTGAAGTGCCTGGTTTTAAGTTTATGCCTCAGTATAGGGCAAGACAATGGGACGGAAAAATTAGATTATTCTCATATCAAACAGGCCAAATCTATGTTGGCCTTTACCCATATATATTAAAATGGTGTGAAGATAATGATGTACATGTAGTTGACGGTACTAAAATTGAAGACACTAAGGTTGATGATGCAAAAGTAGATAAGTTTATTGAAGCATTAAAGATACCATTTAAAACCAGAGATTATCAAAAGGAGGCGTTTACATATGCTGTTAGAAAAAATAGATGTTTATTACTATCACCCACCGCTAGTGGAAAATCTCTTATTGTCTATTTGCTTGTTAGGTTTAACATTCTTAGGTTAAAAGAACAAAA